CTTGTCCTTCAACACCAGTTGATGCCCAGATATATCTATCACGGAAAGCAAAGTCATAGACTGGTTGAGTTGTTTCAACTGTCAATGGACCATAGGCAATAGAGCCATCAGTGCTAGATAGTTGTGCGATACGCACACCTTGGTTAGTACCGATAGCCATATAGTCTAGGTAGTAAGAAATCTTAAATGCTATTTCACCTACTGGTAATTCAGCTGCAGTAATGGCAGATGTCAGTGTAGGCATAGCACCTGCTGTAGTCAGCGTGAACTTATAGATATTAGATTGGATGCCGCTATATCCTGAGATATAGATGGCAGCGCCTGAAGAAGTGATGCTAGTAAATACGTGGTCTGGGTCGTTGTGTGAGTAGACCGCAGCAGGTAGTGCTGTAGCACTGGATGAGAACTCATAGACTTTGTCATTGACACACATAATGAGACGCTCTTTGGTGTATTCAATGACAGCGTTATCTACAGTAATGCTGTTTTCTGTAATCATCAAAGTAGGAGATACAGAACTATCATCAGATAGTAATTTCTTGTATACTCTTAGCCGTGGAGTACCAGCATTGAGCACGTTAGTTACCCAGTAGGCATAGACTCCATCATCACAGATTGCGTGTACTGCATAATCAGTACCAGATGTGTAGTCAATAAAGTGAATAACCTCTGCTACACCTGTACCAACAGGTGAGACTGCAGTAGATGTTACGTTAGAAGCAGTCTTAGCATAGGTAAATGTAGTGGTGGTTGGTACACCAGTAATTGTATAAGTACCGTTAAAGGTTGCATCCACACCAGTAATAACGATTTCCATACCAGTACAGAGACCGTGAGCTGCTGTTGTAGTCAACGTTGCTACGTTAGTAGTCAGTGCCTTGTTGTTAATAGATACAGTAATCTTTGGGAAGACTTTATCTACATCATATTCATCGGCTAGTAGCACACCGTTGTAGGTGTTGCTGTTCTTAGTCCATTGAATAGAGCGCATCATCTGCCAAGGACGACCATCAGTTCTAATACCACCAGTTGTGATGTGTTGACTATCGCAAGACTTGAGCAGTGTTGCCTGTCCCTTGGTCCATACATCTAGTCCTTTAGACTCTGTGTACTGGAAACGAAGTGACTCATCTTGGATTGGCTCAAAGAACTTAATACCTTGACCATAGTGAAATGATGACTGGGATCGTAGCCACCAACCAGTAAGAGTCTGCTCACCTGGTTCACGGCTCTGGTCAATCTGCTGTTTACGGTACTGAGCAGTAACACGACGGTAAGGGTTATCATCGGAGGCTGCAATGAAGAATGGCAATCCAGCGATTGCTACATCATAGGCATAGCCTGTGGCTGTGTATGTAGCGCCAGAAGGGTTAGATAGTACAAATGGTAACCCTTCACTGATGTCGTCGCCGTATGGCATTTATTCTCCTTGGTTTAGATTTACCTCATACTGTTTATCTTTTGTAAAAACTAGAGGAATTGTGTAACGCTTACCAGATGTAAGTGTTTTAACTTCGTGTAAATATTCAATTCCATATCCTTGAAAAACAACTAAAGATTGTGCTTTTGGTTTATATTCAAAATCAAGATTAGGAAATACTATTTCTCCACCAGTAAAATCATCATTGAGGTAAAGAACTGCACTGATAACAAATGACCTATCTGTACCGTCTGAATCTATATGTGCTTTCATAGAAGCACCTTCTGGAAATATTGCTAAGAAAAATTCTTGTAAATATAATTTGTAATTAAAAGAATCTTTGTACAAGTCTAATATTCTTTGAGAATATTTTTTAATAAAAGTGTATATTTCTGGTATTTCAGGATTAACTAAAAGAAGCCTACCATCATTCCAATTATTAAATTTATTATCTAATTCAAGTTGTTTTAAGGCAGACATTAAAAAAGTTTGGTCATCTTTTTCAATAAATTCTTCAATAACTTGAAGATTTTTTATTTTCATTTTGACACCTTTATTTATATTCTTTAATTTGCCTAAACTGTGACTTGTAAGAATCAAAAAATCGAGTGCGAAGTCGTATGGTTGTTTTCATTTGATTTTGTAAATCTTCTTGAGTTCCAATAGACATTTCCCAAGAATCGCGCTTGAATGGAATTACCTGAGCCATTGGTGTACCAGCAGGGATTAATCCTTCATACTGAATATTATTAAGAACAAAAGGAAAATTAACTGGAGAATTATATTGATCCGTGTCTACAATACCTGGAAGAATTGTAAATGTAGATTCACGGTGCATAGGTTGTACAAACAAAACTGAATATCCTGGAGGTGTTTGGATTGCCCAAGGATTTATCCATTTAGGATATGAAATTTGATGACCATTTCGATTAGGATGATTAGGGGCTTGTTCTACTGGGTGCCATTGAATAGGTTCAAATGAAGGCCATTCATACCAAGGCATCCCATCTTTTTGAGATACCCATACATCTGTATATGTGTATAAAATATATCCACCAGTAATTGCATCAAAAACTGGCATACAACGTTTGATAGTTGCTGATGTATTACCATCACCGCTTGGTTTCTTTTCATCACCTATGTATGATTCAAGATTTTTGTACCAGTCTGGTACAGATGCTGTAGCTGGTTTAGGCGCGTATTCTTCTGGTATGTTTCCTGTGTTAGTAAATATTATTTTCATTTATTTATATTAGCATAAGGTGAGTCTAATAGGTTAGCCCAAGTATAGACGTATTCATTTATTTTTTCAGGAGTTAAATCTGGTGCTGTTGGGATTGCTAAGATGTTAGACTTAAAGGTATTCCATTCCCCTGATATATCTTTATCAGGGTCTAAAGGTATATCAGGGTTTAATTTCATCCCAAATTCTAAATATATTGCTTCCATAGACCAAGACCAAAATAAGTTATGATTTGGTATATTTTTTGATATAAGTTGCATATTTAACAATTGGTCTTTAGATTCAATTAATTCATAATGATCTAATAACACACAGTCATATTGTTTATCTGTTTTATAACTATTCATATCAGCAATTTGAATAGTTATATTGTTGGGTAAAGTATTCTTTTCAAGAAAGATATCTACTACATCTTGTGATATTTCAACAATATGAATGTGCTCAACTTCAGGTTTACTGGCAAGCCATAATGCAAGAATTCCAAAACCTAACCCACTCATAAGAATTTTTCCATACCCAAGATTGTAGCTTGAGTAGAGTTCTTTTATTTCTTTATTAGTATATAAATCAAAAGCCATTTCTTGTTTATTGTTTAAGTACAAAAAATAATTTCTATTTTGTTTTTTTACAATACTTACATTTCCTTTAGATCTTTCATTTAATCTAATTTTTGGAACCGTATTTATATTAAATGGCATTATTATTCTTCAATAAATATAGGATTAACTGTTACCCAAAAACGTTCTGCATCATCCCAAGTATATTCTAACCCATCTGTTGGGTAAGGTGCTCTCCAAGAATCATTAAATTTTTCAAATCCAATTTGGATCCAATCTTCATCATCAATAACTTCAAGACCTGTTACCTGTTCAGCAATTTCTTTTGAGTCAGCAACAATACGATTGATTATTTTATTATCTTTAATAACCGCCCAATTAGTCATTATTTAATTTCCTTTACTTAACATAAATAACAAGTTGTCCTGCAGTAGATGAGCCTGCTTGCTGACTACCGCCATTGTTGCCAGCATTGAAATTTCCAACACTTCCTGGTCCACCACTTCCACCGCCACCACATCCAGGAGATGTAGCACTAGCGCCTGCTATTCCATCTCCGCTAGTTCCATTTATACTAGCAGGTCTATTACCGCCTCTTCCGCCAGAACCACCACCAGTACCAGCATTTCCGCCATTGAAGTAATCATAAACACTAGCATTTCCATAATGTCCACCTGAACCACCGCCAGCACCGCCAGAAATTGTATAATTAACAGTACCAAGATTTCCAGCAAGTGCTAAAGAAGCTGTTGCTGCGGTAGAACTAAATCCAGCTTGAGCGTTACTTCCTCCTGCTGCACCCCCAGATGTTTGCAAATCATATGCATTTGCAAGGTTCCATATAAAACCTGGAGTATTGTTATAACCAGCGGCACCACCTGCGCCACCTCCCTGCGCCCAAGTACTTTGTCCTCCAGTTCCACCTTCAACAGTTACAAAATTACCAAAGGATGAGGTACCACCATCGCCTCCTTTGTATGGAGTATAAATAGTACCGCCAACTCCACCAGCGCCAATAACTACAGAATAATTTGCACCAGGTGTTAATGAAATGTCTTTACCGCCCATTAAAATTCCCGCTGCTCCACCACCTCCGCCTGCTCCGCCACCATTATATCTCTGGAATCTTGCGTTGGAAGGAATACTTCCTCCAACGCCACCAGCACCAGCGCCAGCAACAATAAAGAATGCAACTTGTGATGCAGTATTAGGCATAGTAAATGTACCAGAAGTATTGAATGTCTGATACAAAGAATAATTTGCTGCAGGTGTTACTGAGTTAGACGCAGCAGAATTGTCAGAAGATATACCATAAGATGTAGTTGCTTTAACTGTAAATGTATATGCTGTTCCATTTGTTAAACCAGATACAGTAATAGGAGAAGTTGTTGAAGTCCCTGTAATTGAACCAGGAGTAGATGTAGCTGTATATGTTACAGTCCCACCTTTACCTACGTATGATGGTGCAGTAAACGTAATTGTAGCTGAACCACTAGATGCGGTTGCTGTACCAATGGTAGGTGTTCCTGGTTTACCGCCACCAGATGCTACTGATCCTATAATTAACATTAGACCGCCAAATCTCCTAATAATAGGAATGTGTTAGTCGCTATACAAACAAGTGCTGCTGTTGAATATTGTGCTCTTAATAATGTTCCTGGAGTTGCATAGATAATAGATGTGCCGTCATCATCAATAGTTACTATGCCAGTACCAAGACCTGTAATAGCAATTTGCTGACCTACCGTAAATACACCGTTAGGCACAATAATAGTTTTATTACTTGCAGAAGTCATAGTAATTAACTTGCCAGCATCGGATGCAATCAAAGTATAGTTATCTGTCTTGGCGTTAATTGCAACATTGATTGGACTCCAAGACAAAGTAGAGCCATCAGTTGTAAGATACTCTCCACTATTGCCTGTTTGAGATGGAATCTCTGTAGCAGATGCTGCCCATTTGATACCAGTAGCTTGAGTTGAATCTGCTGTGAGGACATATCCATTAGTGCCAAGTCCTAAGCGAGTTACAGTTGCTGATGCAGTTGCGGCAATTAAATCACCTTTAGTTGTAACGGTTGACTTAGGAATTGCTGCATCTGCTGTTGCTACTCCTGCTGTAAAGAAGGTTGCATCATCACCGGTAAAAACGTGCTTTACTGTTGCACCTGCTGTATGCGTAATAGCACTTGTTCCAGCTTGAGCACGAACTACTGTCAGTGTATCGCCTGAGATTTCAGTAATTGCTACAATTTCTTCATTGATAGTATCCACATCTAGGGCAACGAGGAATTGATCTACGTTACCAGCTGCAAGTGTTACACCACCCATAAGCGCTGCACCAGTACCTGTTGTAACAGTAAGTGTTGTAGCACTATTAGATATCGTAGAAGCAAGCGCTGTTGAAGTGCTCGTTGTACTATATTTGCGTGTCATTATTTAGCCTGCCTTATGATGTGTAGTGAACACGGATAGGGAACTTGTCTTGTAGTTTGAGTGACTCTTCGTTTAAGCGTTGGTTGTAGAGTGCAAAGATGTAACGAGATGAAGCTACACCAGCACTAGATGGAATCTTTGTATCGTTGAGGTCAGCCTCAGCACTAGATAGGTTAATACGACCTGAATCTACATATGAAAGCAATTTGTATGATGCACCAAGAGTTACTACATCTCGGCAAGAATCAGGTAGTCCTGTAACATCTGCAAAGTCATCAGTGTTAGCATCGAGTGTATTAGCAGTAGTTGTGTAGTAGACCTGAACTGTGCGTCCTGGTTGAATGTTCTCGTAGATGTTAATTGTGTTAGTTGTATTAAATGCTGCTACGTTAGCCATAGGATCTGCACGCCAACGGTTAATTGGTAGCCACTCTAGGCTAGAACCAGTTGTCTGCCAAGAAGCATAAACAATAGATTCAGCATCATCTGGTAACGGATATGTCGTCTGGCTCGCGTTAAAGGTAAATGTTACTGAGTTAATTGCCCATAGTTTCGGGAAGAAACTGTTGATAGTATCGTTGATAGCCTGTTTGATAACAGTACGTGGAAATGTTGGTGTCAGTGTTACCTGAGAATACTGTGCGTGTGGTGCTGGTGCTGTTCCCTGCCATCCACGACCAAAGCCTGGAGCTGCATTAAGAGTATTGTTTGTAGCATTAAAGTTATCAATCCAGATTAGTTCGTCATCAATTTCAATGATGCCTTTTGCTAAGTTGCTAGATGAACCAACTTGAATTGCTGTAGAAGTAGTAGTAATTGCGCTGTTGAGATAAGTAATTCTATCTTGGCGCAGGGTGTAGCCAGCCAGTGAGGATCGTACTTCATCCACCATCTCTGCGAGTGTTGCCATTGTTTACCTTTTCTTGATAGAATTGAACGTTGTTAAGCAAGCGTTCATCGTGTGGACTTATCTCTAGTGCTTTATTTCCATACTCAAGTGCTGTAGGAAAATCTTCTAACTGCCAACTTGATATTGCAATCAAGTCATAGGCCATATGGCCCCACGCCCAGTTCTCTGATAAGAAACTAACTGGCTTGACTGTGTAATCTAAAGCTCTCTTAGATACCATCAAACACTCATCCCATTGCTGAGTTGTGTAGTAATGGTTAGCAAGTGCCATCAGAGATTCTCTACTTGAGTACTCTTCTGTAGATTTCATCAAGTGTTCTTCAGCATTATCTGGGTCACACTTAGCCATCAGTCTGCAGGCGTAACTGCGTTCTTCTGGAAATACTGATTTCTCTAGATACTTCTTAAAGTTCTCTAGCGCTTCTTTTGGTCTCTTGAAGTTGTAATACTCTCGACCTAAGTAGTACAGGTTACGAGCATCTGGGTTTTCTTTTACTGCCATCTCTAACAGTGGCAAGTAACTATGCCGTGACTTTGTTCTGTCTTGACGATGATGTATCTCAAAACCAAACTTCTTACGAGTTTCTTCCTTATCCCCATACCATTGTGGTACTTCGTGTATCGGATAGTGCCATCTCATATTCTGTCTGCGATGTACCTTGAACCCATCGAACTCACTGTTAGCAGTTCCATCTGGATTAAAAGATTCAATGCGCCGATATGTTGGTCTATCTATACCTTCGTCAAATGCTTTCTGTAATTCTTCACGCCAGCCCTTGCTCATTGTTTCGTCAAGGTCTAACGCAATACAGTAATCAATATCAGCTGGTAGTAATGCTAACGATGCGTTTCTCGCATCATCGAACCTAAATGGATTGACATATATCGGGACAACCGTAATGCCAAGTTCTCGTGCAATCTCAACGGTTTTATCTGTTGATCCTGTATCGGCGATAAGCCAATAGTCTGCATCCTTGACTGACTCATACCAGCGTCTGACGTGCTTCTCTTCGTTCTTACTAATCGTATAGATTGCAACTTTCATACGCCTATCTTACGCTGATAAATCGCCAACAAGCGTCCAAGTGTCGGTTGCCCTCTTAATGAGTGTCGCACCAGACCATTGAGCACGTAGTTTCAAACCAGGAGTTGCGTTGATTGTCACGCCACCTGTGGCTACCACTGTAGTTTGACCTGCACCTGTTTGAAGAATATTGATTTGAGTACCGGTAGGAAATGCCACGGTTGAGTTCAAAGGAACTGTGAGATTGTTAGCACTTCCAACAAGCATTTCAACTAACTTATCTTTATCTGTAAGAACTAAAGTATAAGAAGCTGTTTGTGAATTAAGAGTAAATGTGTTGCTTGCATCAGCACCTGTGGCACCCGTTGCACCAGTAGCACCTGTTGCGCCTGTAGCACCCGTAGGTCCTGTTGGGCCTGTATCACCAGTTGCTCCAGTTAAACCTGTTGGACCCGTAGGACCAGTAGGTCCAGTGGCTCCTGTATCTCCAGTTGCCCCTGTTGCACCAGTAGGTCCGGTAGGACCTGTTGGTCCTTGTGAACCAGTCGCACCTGTTGGGCCAGTTGGTCCTGTATCTCCCGTAGGACCTGTTGGTCCTGTTGGACCAGGTACTGTAGAAGCGGCTCCTGTAGCCCCTGTAGGGCCTGTAGGACCCGTATCACCAGTTGGTCCAGTACTTCCTGTAGGTCCAGTTGGACCTTGCGCTCCTGTGGCTCCTGTTGGACCAGTTGCACCTTGAGGTCCAGTAGGACCAGTTAATCCCTGTGGACCAGTGGGTCCGGTATCGCCAGTAGGACCTGTAGGTCCTGTTGAGCCTGTTGCTCCCGTAGCGCCCGTTGCTCCTGTGCTTCCTGCAGGGCCAGTCTCTCCTGTCGCGCCAGTCGCGCCTGTCGCCC